ACAAACACAAATATCTACGTGATACATGCAAACGCTAATGCAGAAGTGTCCGCCATCAAAGACGCGAATTCGCGTATCAACTTAAAACGTGGAAGTATTATCGTGGCCGAAGTTACCGATCCATCAGATACCGTGTCATTACTCCCTGAACTTATTCCAAAGTTGCAATTCCTGTCCAAACGTGATTTCTTTTTAAAGCAGGGATGGGAAATAGTATCAGAGACAGACAATATTTTGCGTATGAAAAGAACAGTTTCATAGTTTTAAGTTATAAGAAGGAAATAAGATGTATATCAGCGCAGAGGTAAGAAAGGAACTGTCAGAAGAAGACCTATTGGCAGTTGACGCATACAGAGACCAGCTATCTATATCGCTCCAGTTCAAGGCCATTATGGCAGAACTCATGCGTGAGTTTAGTGGGTCATTTATCGATTTCCATTTAAAAGCGCGTATAGAGGAACGCCTACATCAAGCAGCCGCTACTTTGAAAGAAGGAATACAGATATTAAAATCCTTTACGCCTATGGAAAAGCACAATCTGGTATTTTGCTTGAAGTGTGACAGCATTCAAGACTCGGTGACTGTTTATCCAACAGAGCCCTTAAATTCTATACTGGAATGTACATACGGACATGCAGTAAGGTATAGCCTAGTAGCCGCTAAAATCAAGCGAATTGAAGATATACAATACAGGAAGAAGCAGGAAGAACACAACAGACTACATTATATTGGAACGCATGTTAAACGGTCTGAATATCCATGTAATGACGAAACAAGCATGTCGCCTGCAGAAATGCGTGAAAGAGGATACATTCCTAAAGGGTACGAATTAGTTCCTATGGAAGTGCTTGCTCTACTCATTGAAGCTGGAAGGGACCCGTATTCCCTGGCCGTAGGAGGCGAAACTAACGCCCAAATGATACGCCAGGCGTCCCGTGCGGCACAGAATTTAGTTGACCGTAGACAAACAGCAGGCAAAAAGAAATGAAAAAGGCACCGGTTAGGGTGCCTTCACAAATACAATTCCTATCTTTTTACTTGGTCTAGCTGTAGATATAAGCGTTACTTTGTCCTTGTCTACGTGGACAGCAAACTTCTCCATATCCTCATTAAACTTCTGCTTTACAATAGGACCAAGCAATTCAACTACTTTCTTGTAGATACGTAATTCACGTATATCCAGAGACTCTAGTTGTTGCTTGGCACTTTTAGGAACCTTAGCTCCTCGCCTAATATCGTCTGCCACTAAAACACTTTGTCCAAAGAAGCGTTTTGATACTTCCCAGTACAACTGGAATAAACGCAGATGTCTTGCCTTCAGATAAATCTTCATATAAAACTTCCTGTCTTATCATCAGACACAGAGTATTGCATGTTTATGCCGTCAGGTCCACACGAATTTAATAGGCCTTCCCTGAATGAAGAACCATACATCAGGTTTAACTGCTCAGGTACAACAACGCGCAGACAATGCAGTGTTATTGATTCCCGGACTGATTTGTCACGTGGACAAACATCGATGATCAATGTGCTAAGAAATCCAGTTGAAGCAGTTGGAGCAAACTCTGCTTTGAGTTCACCCGCTGCTAACTTACTGAATATAGGAAGGCACATTAGCTTATCAGTGACATTGATATAGTTCTGTCCCCACATACATGCTCCCGTACTACTTGATTTTCACAATCTTGAAGATGTGCTTAGGCAAAAGTTGAATCTTATCAACAATAGATTCCTCTTCTACCAAAGTACCAGGCTCATATGAGTAAGAGTCCCCTCCAGGCAGCGCACCAAGTTCAGCCAACTTAATCAAATCGGAGTTCTTTTGCACGAACGTATGGATATCAAGCATTACCTTTTGGTCGGTCAGTTGGAATATAATTCCATAACTTGAGCCATCTATACGATCAAGGCTAGTCCCAGCTCGCCCAGTGGCATATATACGGGCTTTCTTCGGATTAAGAGTCCAGCTCGTTGGATTTGTCAACGTGAGTCCGTTACGTTTAATCTCCTTGAGTTGATCCGCAGAGACCCGCATACCACGATACAATACAGGAACTTTATCGGCATAAGGCTTGAGTAAATTGCCGTACCGTAGAATCTTCTGCAACGCTTCTTGGTTGTTTGGAGTTGTTGTCCAGCTCATTATATCAACGAGAAGACGCGCACGTACTTTGATAGATTTATCGCTAAGTAGTGGTTTGATTGCCGTTAACTCTTTGGTTATGTTTACAAACTTTCTGGGTGTAAAAGGCAGATTAGCTTTCTTCCAACTACCCAAAACATTAGCGTTGTGGTTAAACACACCATCAGGCATAACACGCAACATAACGTAAGGCAGCTTCTCTACCGAAATATGGTAAAAGTGTTTCGATCCTAAATTACGCTTTGACACGGAAGGCTTGAAACCGGCAGCTTTAATCGCATCAGTAATTAAACTCAACGCCGTAAGCATGTCTTGGTCTGACAGTCCTTTTTTAGGTTCATCTAACGATAGTTGAATTTTCATACACTACTCCGTATCTTTAGAAGCTTTATCTATGGCTGTCTGGATAGCATTGTTAGGGCGCACACCCAGCTCACGGAAAAACTCTTTCAACAGGCCCGGATCGATATAGTTTTGGATTGCTGTTGTAGCAGTCACTTTATCACCGTTCATATGTCCCAGCTTCTCACCTACCTTCTTCAATGCTTCCAATACCCATTTGTTTACAGCAGCATCGGTTGCATTGCGCCCTTTACCAAATGGGTGCTTGGCAAGGATTTCCTTAGTAAGGATTGTACCACGTGCATGGCGGAAGTTGTGGGCAGTGACTCCATCAGGAGCACCAATACGCTTCAGGTAGTCGTTGACTTTTGAACCAGTAACACGGCTTTGACGAGGACCATACGTCATTAAAAAGTCGCCGCTATTTTTCCCATCAGCTAGTTGTCGGAGCAAACCACGCAACAGACCAGTTATGTGCGTATTGGAAGGTATAGTGTGTTTTTGTGCAATACCTTTCTTGCCAATATACTTCAATGTGAAGCTATTTGCCGCCTTATCCAAGAACTCTTTCACTTTCAGGCTACTAATACCTGTAGCGCCAGTTGCACTACCTATACGGCCTGACGTTATATAGATGGTTTCTATGATAACAGCGCATACTGTGTCCAGTGAGTTTATATCACCAGACAGATCACGGCGCCAGCGTTTTTGTAGTTTCGGAAGGCTATCAATCAGTTCTTTAACAGTGTCGAATTTGCCCACTGTCGCAGACTTCTTATAGTTGATAGTGTAGATGCGTTGGGGCTGACCATTACCAAACAAAGGATAATGGAGGAAGACATAAGTGTCGTCTTTAACTGGGTCATATTTCGTATTCAACTCTATTCGGCCTGTAACAGCACCGTTGATTTTAACTTTAGCAGAAGTGTACAATGCGCCTGCTTCATCCAGATACCCGTCAAACATAGGCAGCTTATGTTTTATGTTCAACTTAGCCATGTGTCTGTGGACGTCTTTCAAATGGACAAGCTTTGCGCCTGAACCACGCACTAACCGCAATATTTCGGATTTGACTACAGCACCTATATCACGATTAAGTTTCAGGAACTGTTTGTATACTTCGGCATTTTTAGCACGTAAGGCTTCTTTCTGTTCGACAGTAACGCTGTCAGAATTCACACCAAAATGCTTCTTAGAAAAGACCTGCAAGTCTTTAATTAGGGCACTCTGGTCATTTGTTTCAGTGTGATTGAACATACCACTCAGTGTAGTGTCTCCAAGCAATGACACGTTTTTGGTCATTTGTTTCTTGGCAGTTTCACTGTCCCGAAGCACGATAGATACAAAGTTATTGATAAGGCCGAGTTGAGCTTTACTCAAATCAGTTTCTTTTTCAAGTAAAGCACGTTTGGCTTTCAGTGCCTCAGCCAGATCAATGATGTCTTCTGTATCTTCACCTTTCAATGTATCAGCAAGTACACGGGCCAAAATAGGCTTCCGTAACTTGAACCGCTCCATGAATTCGTCAGTTTGTTTGTGCCAAGTAACGGCATCTTTCATTGCTTGTTTGTCCATCTGCCTTTCAAACACATGGACAGCTATAAACAAAGTGATTAGCTTTAAGAAGCTGTGGGCTGTAGTAGAAGATACAGCCGATTGTGATAAAAGAGTCATTCAAAAATCTCCTTCATAGAATCCGCGAATATTTTTATTTCTGGCGAATCCAATTTTAATCCTTCTTCCAGTAAAAAGTTGCTATAGATGTCAGGTAGCCCTTGTATAGCTGCTTTACTTGCAGCAACAAATGCCGCAGCAGTTACAGTTCCATTGACATCGTATTCTACGGCTTTCACTGCTTCCTCTAAGAAGACAGTATCCATATCCCAAGATTTCAACACTGCCCTTGTAAGTGTCTTTACAAGGTTCGGATTGATCATGCTCAAATCTAAGTCATCAATACCGTTAGCATCAGCTTCAGCAATAATAGGCAAATAACCTATGTTGCTTATCATGCCATGTAACATCAGATCATCCGAGCTACATGCGTTGGGAAAGCGTGAATGGTAATGCAGTGAAAGTGCCATACAGGCAACATCACACGATTCTTTGTATAGGTTACGTATCAATGTTTTATTCTTGCCGTGACGACCAACAAAGACTTGTTCCAATGCAATAGCACTGACAATGTTTTTAATCCGACCAATGCCAATACGGATAACGGCTGCCTTCAGGTCTGTAATACGAACAGGAGAAGATAGAAGGGCACTATTCGATATTTTCAAGATGCGTAATGACATCGACGGGTCTTGAATCAGTATATTTGCTATCTGGTGTGCTGTAGCCAGTTCATTGTCGAATGCCCGTAGCACTTTAATAGCAATCTCAGGAAGCGTAGGCAACACTAAATAGCCTGTGGATAGTTTACTTCGCACAGTAGATGCAAGCATACTTAGTTTAGACATATGAAACTCCATACAAGATAAAGAAAAGGGAGCACTTTGGCTCCCTTCAAAGATACACTTAAATTATCTTGCGTCCGCCGCCATAGATCCAAAGATCAGAAACAACTTCTTTATCTTTGTTACCACCACGAACTTGACGCACTGTTAAAGTACCGTCATGGATATTGTAATCGACTACTTCAACAGTCAACCACACTTTACCCTTTTTGATACTGTAGACAGGTGCATTCATAATAAGCGCATCGCTGGTCAGTGCCTCTGTCAGAGCATTAGCTAATTTGGCTTGGCGATCAATCAGAGTACCAAGTTTAACAGCGTCAGGAGAACCTGGAGAGGCACCCTGTGCTTTAGCTGTGGCATCTTTGATTTGCTGTGTCAAGCGATTCAGTTCTTCAACTGAGGCTTTAACATCGCCAATCTTATCCATGTTCTGTACCATAGTGTGAATCAGACGACTACGTTCAATAGCCTTAGGCTCACGTTCTGGTAATATCAGACCAAGAATAACCAATGTATATTCTTTACCTTCACTAATACGCTCTGTTACTTTACCGCGGAAGAAGTTACCATATGCACGGCGAATACGGTCGATTGTATTCTTAGCTTCTTGTACGAAAAGTGGGCTGTTGTTAGGAGCTGCCAGCACAATACGTGGAGGATTGTTGATAACAACATGCTCAGCACCAGCAGGCAACAATTTACTATCTTTGATATAGTAGGGCTTAAACTCAGCAGAGAAGAAACCTTCGTTGATTGCTTTAGCTAATTCCAACAACACAGATGTTTCGTTACCTGTATAGATTGGTTGCTTCAGCTTGTACCCAGTAGCAGGCTGCTTAGGACGAACAGTGAATTTCTCCATTGCTTGCGTAAGCATTACTGACTTGGCCTGGTTCTTGTTGGCAATACTATCACCAACAGCTTTAGCCAGAACTGGATATTGTTGCTTCTGGGAATTAACTACTAATGAGTCGTTGCCTTTCAGCACGAATGTTTTGTACATTGGAACAGCAGTTGATTTTTTACGTACCAGCTCTGCTTTAACCAATACATCAAGTTCTTTCTGCGTTGTAGCCAAAAGTACACTGTATTCATCGACGAATGCTGATGTCTGAACAAGTCCAACATGGACAGGAGAAGTTTTACCGAAGATTTGAAGCTTCTTAACTTCTTTTGCTTTCTGTCGTAAATCTTTATTGGAATCTTTTACAGTACCGAAACGCTTGGTTTCAACAGCCTCGCGTAGCTCCTGTTGTTTAGGAGACTCAGGTACCTTACGTTTTGTTTCTGCCTTAACTGCAATAGACAGTTCTTTAGCAGGTGATGTTACCTTGATGCCTGCAGGTACTTTGCCTTTGTAAGGAACACAAGACTTCAGTAGCAGGTCAAGTTCACGTTCTGTCAGCTTGAATTCTACCTTTGGTTCTTGTAAGTCAATTACATACATTACGTTGCGTATGCCACGGCGGTAACCAAACACTTCATTGGCTTCTAAGCTCATTTCATATTTGGCATGGTGATTACGCAAATGCTTTGCACGACCGTTAGCTGGCTTGTAACGTACTACAGTGTATTCTTTATCAGCAGCAGACTGAGACACTATGACGTTGTGTTGGCGATGTTCACCGGTACGTGGACCGCCACGATTGAAATTGGCAGCAGGTTTGCGTGTTACCAAATGCTGCTTATGCTCACCGCTACGAACTCCGTACGGATAACCTGACACGTTTGCAAAGTGCGATGTCTTAGTTTGGGTAGACTCTGACTCAGGAACAGGAGAAGGCTTATCACCTTCATTTGAAGCAGGTACAGTCGCTTCTAAACAAAGTTCATGTTCAACGCCTTCAGCAACTACGTCATTACATTTGTTGTCTGATATTGTACCAAACCGAGTAGATAAATCCTTTATCTCAGTTGTGATACGAGGCGTATTGCCATATATCTCAGATACTGGAACATTCACAGGACCATCGGTACCACAATGTTTTGCAATGACAGCATCTACAACGTGTTTGATTTTCTCAATTTCCATAGCGTTACACAACAGGAACATTGCTTTCTTCAAACGCATTGTATCACGCATAGATACCATGCTGTTCATACGGCTGTATTCTTCTGCATCCGATTCGGTCAAAGCAGACATAAAGCCTTCGAAGCCCCAGCACAGCCACAGACCCAATTTGTAACTGAAACCAAAAGAACATACTGTGTGGATAGGCTGTCCTGTTTCACGGTCGTGTACTACGCGTGGAGCGCGTACATCTAAATCATGGAGAATCTGAGCAACAGGGTAGCGTCCAATCAACTGACCAAACGAGTTGCAGAAAATCAATTCTTCTGCAGGCAAGCCTTGATCTACTACACAAGATGATACACCAACTCGCCAGTTAAAATCTGGACCGCACACTTTAGATGCTAACTCAGTTCCGGGTAAACTATCACACTCTGGCTCAGATGGCTTAACTATGATAGCGGCTGTTGACTCAAGTTCATTTGCCTGTAGCCGCTGTGTTTTGCCGAATAACGGCATAGGTTTACCATTACCGAAACTGATAGTGCCGTTCCCATAATCAGCACTGATAGATATATGCAGATCGTCTTGGGCTAAGTGTAACCAAACTCTATCAGTCTGGGGAATCATAGATTTGTCCATTGTTATCCCTCTAAATCTACTGGAGTAGACGGTCTGTACTCAGGCCAATCAACCCACGATAGTGTTAATAATTCGTTCACTGAATTCGCTGCTAAGATACGGCGCTTCAATATCCTACGCTGGCCTTCAACCTGACCGAAATAATCCTTCAGGCTGTCGTTTGACCCAAGATAGTTTTGGATAATCGAAATGCACAGTTCATAAGGGTCTTGATTGACCACATCACTTTCATTTTTGATTATCGTAGGAACCGTTACCTGAGCAACATCTTCATTTTTAACTTGGGCTTCTTCGTAATCTTTTACATAAGCACAGGCCTCATCGTACTTTATTTTGTAGATGTCTGCCTGAATCTGAGTTGTCGTTTTTGAAATCGTATGATAGCTTGTGGCTTGTTGCTGCAAAGTATTTGCCTGCTCAAACGATCTTTCTATATACAGGAATTTTGAATATTCCAATTGCACACGTTCAGCTTCATACTCAGATATGGAATGGTGTGACGTAATTACCAAATCGTTGAATGTTGTACCAGAAGCATAACACTCAAGTCCTGGTATGGCCCAAGTCAAAGCAGATACAAATGAAGGTATGTTCGGTCTTCCGTCAGGATTAGAGCCTGCCGAACTGGGAGGTACAATCATAATGAAATCCTCTCAATAAACAAAGAGCAACCTTCTGGCAATAAATTTATAGTTCCAGGAGAATTCAACCTGCGTACTCCAATTTGGACATAATCGCCTTTGTTGAGAACTACATTAGGTAAAGCAAACTCTAATGTCTGTGTTCCTTGATTACCCAACTGATAAGCGTTACCGTACGAAACACTTCTGGCCAGTCCTTCACCATTAACAGCAATAAACACTTGCACTATATCACCTGCACGGGCAGCGTTAGCTCCTCCTGTGCTATATCCTTCTATAGATACAGTACACCTGTACTTGATGCTGTATGTAGATCTTTCAGTTACACGGATTCTATCTTTCTCTGTGCCCTGACTATACAATCTAACATCATACCCTTGAACAAGTGTTATAGGAATTGCTACTGCCTGTGACGAACTAAGTGTAAGTCCCGACGGAGATACTGCTAAGGCAGATTGTGCTTTTTGTTGGACCAACTGGCCATTCATATTCATTATTCAATCCACACTAAGGAAGCGTCAAATTCCACTACCCGTGTTGGCATGTTGTGTTCATCAAACATGGCTACCTTAGCTCTAGTGCCTGCCCAATTCAAACCTACCATAATTCCTTGTTGTTCACGATTTGGTCCTACCAATACGGGAGTGTTCATCGCACGATGTTCACGGGAATACGTGATGTTCTTCACGTTTATGTTCAGCATCTTCTTGCCTTCAAAGGCTTTTACTTGGTCTGCTACAAACTTACGGCAAGTAACAACCAAGTCTTCTTTAAGTCTGCGTATGTCAGCATTCATAAAGAAGGTCATACATGCTTCCCTTACATCCTTATATGGGTAACTCACAAGCGGAGTTTTAGGTGCTTTGTTTTCAACCATGAAAGCATCTTTACCAAGTTTGATAAGCTTGGTTTGCACGTTGGTCATTTTGTTTGTCCACGTCAGTGAATAAACATTACCAATCTTATCAAACTTGACTTCTATTTGTACAGGGCCGTATGTTTCTCGCCGAAGTGCTGCACTGGCTGTGGCAGCCAAACTGATGAATACAAGCATTGTCAATTCCTTAATGATATTAGTAAGCCACAGCGGAACATTAAATCGCGCTCTGTAGGAAGCAGAGTGCCGCGGCTAGAACCTTCAATGAAAGTTCCTGTGAATACACCGACATAGACAAAGCTGTTAGGCTTTACTGAAGCCAAGCAATCAGAGAAGTTTTTGAAGCACACAGGACCTACTTTAATATCTGGAGCCAGCGATGTTTCTCCAGTTAAGGCAGACCTGTACAGTTCTGGGTCCCTGTCTTGCAGCAACCGTCTATCGTATTTTATGAATGAAGGCAGTTTCTGCCATTGATTGTAAATGCGTGAGCGTTCAGCATTTGTTATACTTGGGTGAAGCAACGACATAAATGCAACGCGCTTAACATCTAGTGCCAGACTCTCACCGTCAGGCAAAGCAACAATCTTTGCATCAAACATCTTAGTTTTGTTTGGTGAGGCTTTACGCAGTAGATTGTTCAAGTTGTTTTGTACTGTCAGATCTACAGGATTAATCATTCGCGTTTACCTCTGTGTCCAAAAACAGCAACGCCTGTGAGTATGGAACCTATTGCAAGATAAAACATACCGACACCATCAGACAATGTTAAAGGTTTCCAGACTCTTGTGTTGTACTCGATTATCATATGACGACTTTTATCATCAAGGTCTTTAACAAGGATAGCCAGTTCGTCGGCAGGAACTCTTGTCTTTCCTATGTATGCTGGCGCAATGGCAAAATCGAATAAGATGATAATGCAGAATACTGTGGCTAACAATGGCTTCCATGCATGGCGCATAAAATCACGCTTATCGGATGCCTTCTGCCTCATATTTATAATGCGCCTCTGTAGCCTGAATGTAAGAGGAGTCATTCAAGTACCTCACGAATAAGGGTCAGAGTTCAGTAGTGGATAGGCTAAGTAGCGCTTATATCCACAGCGTGGGTGTTTAGATAAGTAAGAGCTACGGTCAGCTTTACACAGACCTAAGAATTGAATCAAGCTGAGGTCTTGCATAGGTGTGGATTTTGTTGAACAGTCAAATCTCATTGACCTATCAATAGTAGCTTTACTGAAGCCTCCACGCCATGCAAGTTTTGTCAACAACCAGCGCCTTGTCTTACCTGGTACTTTGCGGCGTTTAGCATTAACTAAAGCGCGTACACCGCCTTCCGAATCCACGACAAGAATGCCAGCACCATGTTCTTTGGCACGCTTCTTAATATACTCGCCTTGTTTGGATTCAAACAGTTCGATTGTTATTAAGAAGTACATCTTGTTGCAATACTCCAGATAGCTTTCCCATTTGGTATCTGTAACAAAGTCACGCCAGCTCGACTTAATCTCAGTGATTATCAAATCGCCTTTCATGTTGAAGGCAAGTATATCTGCACGTAGATTGGACCTGTGCTTACTTGCCTTTAACCCTACCTCATCATAAACACTAAAACCCTTATCTACGAAGTAGTAAGTGGCTACTCTCCGCAGTCTAAGGGTTGTTTCTTTCCTACTCATTATTAATCGTCCTTCAATGGCTCGATTACTTCTTGGTCAAACCACAACACTATCTGAGGCATTTGGGACAAAGCATTACGCACTGATTGCAGGTATAGTTCAGCATCATCACCATACGCAAGGCTCAAGTGAGGCTTGAATGACGGATAGCTGTGCTTGTAACCAGAATAAATGAAGTAGTTCCAGCGGCGAGTAAGAGAAGGGGCCTTAAGCTTCAACACTACTGCACGCCATTTGCCTTCACCCATAACTTCAGCGCCCACTACCTCAACACGGTGCTGTGTGTTGCTTGGACTCAGATTACCAATAGGTGTATCTTTATCGTACAAAATAGTCGAGTGAAGTTTGTTTCCGGGAATACAGACATTGTTAGGAATGCCTGCTTTGTTCATAATGCGTTTGATAATGTCAACAGACTCACGGGTCGGCTTAACACATACATAGGTACCTGGCATATCAATCTCCTTACGAGGAGATCGAATCTATCAGATCTCCTACTTTAAAAATGCCCAGAACACGAAGCGACATTGGGTTCTTCAAAACGATGCCTTGAGATTTAATATCAATCAGTGAGGCATACAGGAACTTAGTGTTCTGGTCTATTGTTATTGGTCTTAAAAGTTCTTCATCGTCATCACGGTCAAAAACTTTCTTGTTTGTTTGATCTAAGATAATGCTGTGGACTGTGTAGTCCTCATTTGGAGAACCAAGTATGCAAATCTTAAATTGTCTCAGTATGGGGTCCTTACGTTTGAATTCATCGTACAGGAACTTAGCTGAGTGGCCGTGACATAAACCAACATTACCCATCGATTTGTATATGTTGGAAATATCATAGCCTCCTCTTTGTTTCAAAGCACCGAGCAGTATCTTGGTAGCAAAGAACACCGGAGGTTTGTTTAAATCTGAAGCAACTGCTTTAAGTGATTTTGCTCCGCCATTTTCACGAACCAAATTCTTTAGATCTTGGTAGGTATAGCGTGTTACCAAACGGACACGTACAAGCTTTTCAGCAGCTTTGTATGTGTATGCAGGTTGAAGCAATTTATCTTTACGCAGGTAACGGCCTTCATTTGACCGTATGTGCTGGGCTGGGTCCATAACAACCACAAGTCCCTCACTGACAATACAGTGGAAGCGTCCACCGTTATCAGTGTAGATATTAAGCATCAGATTCTTTGGATTATCTTGCATTGCTATGTGGAGAAAAGAAGCCACAGGTGCATACGCAAACAAACCTGAACTGTTTAAAGCACTACGGAAGAATTCATTACCACGTGCGTTGCTGCGGTAGTAGGGCATGTCTTTCAAAGCCCTTTTGCTATCGATAGCTCCGAACAGATTTCTGGCTATCTTGGCGGCCTCGTCATAGTCACGACTACACGAAATGAATCGCCGCTTTAGTTTAACCTTGATTTTCATAAAATCCTACCATTCTTCAAGTATGCTAATAAATTAGTAAGGTCCTAGCGATACTACCTGGTCAAGAATGCTCTTTCTGCGCCGGTCATAATCTTATCTATGTGAATAGGGCAGAATCTATGCACAAAAGTACCAAGCCTAGTCATGGCTTCATTAAATGAAGCTGCCTGGTCAAATGACATTGAACCATAAGGGGCTTCTTCATCACAGAACGCAAGTTCCTCGTCATCGCCCTCAGATATAACGTAAAGGGCTGTCTCGAAGCAACTGCCTATCTTCTTCAAATGGAAGCCAAAATCCGGGTGTACTAAATTGAATGATTTGTATGTGGTGCAATCTGAGGTCGCTTTAACCGTCACGAAAAACGACAGTTCAGGACTCAATGATGTGACTGCCTGGGGAGACGAGTTATACTGCGAATCCCCATCAGAGTTTCTGATAAGCATGGTTGCTATCTCCCAGTTGATTTACAAGGAGAAATTAGCGTCTGCTTTTTATGGAAGGTCGGGGTGGATAAATTTCACCCGTTTTACATTAGGGTAGCTTTCTTTAAGCCTTGATTTAATCTTAGGCCTATCACGAGGAGAAGCAACAACAATCAGATATTCGACAGATTCTGCAACTTGCTTATGAGATTTAGCCCATACTAAGCCAGCAAACTTAGTGAAACGGAACTGGTGTTCCACAACATCTATGTTTATGTCTTCCCGGAATATATTGACTCTGCCTCCTCCCCAGAACGCTCCTTCCTTTTTAATAGCAGCATCTACCAAGACAGGTAGATTCTCCAATCCATGCTTACCGTAAGAGATTACTCCTACATCCACATACTTACTCATAGGTACCTCAGTTCATTTTTGTACGCAGCAACTGAGCATTGTACTCATACACAGCATAAGCCAGGCCTATGTGGTTAGTAAACATATCCATACCAGAGTCACCTATAGGCAGCTCAACTACATCAGGATAGTTTATATGCAGGCAAAGTTCCTCGACGTCATCTGGGTTATTTAAATCGTAAGAACTTTGATTGAATGTGGCTTTGGGAGACAGATAGTAGCACAGGTTACGCAGTGCGCGTTCGGCACCTGTTACACCAATCATATCTTCTACAAATTGCCAGACAAGGCCATCCGCAACAATCTGCACAAACTCAGGTTTGAAGTTGAGTTCATAGATTGTGCAAGTTTTGTTATCAGGTGACCTGCATACAATCGATACGTTAGTCGGACGGCACAGTGTTGTGTCCGTGATTTTCAACACTGGATTGTGTTTATGTTCCATACGCATCAAAACACTGTTGATTAGATCGGTGTCCGATTCTACCAACACGTATTGCGTAAGGTCATTCAGTGTTTCGTAAAATTTACGTACCCAATTAGCAGCAAACACATAGGAGTCGCAGTTTATTGCTACTTTGCTATCAGACGGAGACCCTTCCATTAGATATAACGGGTAAACCACACGATGCGCCAGAGAAGAAGCGCTACGACAATTGAATGTGCCTGCCCTGGAGTACGCTGTTGTTCCAAGATAATCACTGTCTTCGTTCTGTACTATGGACATACGGAACTTGTTTGGAATTAATTCCTGTGTAATCATAGTCATTAACCTGTATTAAGCTATATCAACACGCTGGCCATCGATTGTAGTAGAGCCACCTGAAGATATGTCTGTGTTAGAACCAGCTTTGACTTTAACATTTCGTGCTATGTCAAAATCTGAAGATCCACCAACTGTAGCAGTCCAGTCGCCTTCTACTTCAAAGTGCAGGTTTCCTGATTCTTTATCCATCCTTCCTTGAAACGGGACGCGCTTCTGTTGGTTCTTCGTTAGCTTCTCGTATAAGTCACTAACAGAATCTTTCAGATAGCTAGGAATACCAGGATCGTCTTTCTTAACTGTTAGCTGCATGTTACCTACAACACGCTGGTGAACATCACCATAAACGGTCATATGAGTATCACCAGGAACAGTAAGAAACAATTCTCCCGTCTTGTCATCGTAGACGAAGAAGAAACCGCTTGGAAGAATCTCTCCTAAGCGATTTGGGTAGTTTTCAAGAAATTCTGGAGGAATCGTCTGCTTGTCGAAAGGCAATCTATGTGAGTATGATGGTAACTGAGGGTCACCACCATGCTTAAAATAGACTGAAACGCGGTTGCCTTTCTTAGGCACACCAAGAAGCGTAGCAGCACGACCCAAGCCTGAGCCTTTCAGACCACGATTGTGAGTATTGTCTTCCGGTATAGCCCAGGGCAAATCTTCGTCTTTGATGCCATCGAACAACAAAGGTATGCGAATTTGAACACGACACATTTGCTCAGGGTCCATGTCATCAACAACAATACCTATATGGGGCTTCTGTGGATCGATTCCCTTCTTGGAAATCATTTCCATAACATTGACAGCCGTCTTTGCCATACTATGTTCCTATCAAGCATAATATGTCACGTAAGAATCTGTTGAGTAATCTACGTAACCTATCAAGTCTGGTATTAGGGGACCTTAAACGATCAAGCGAATAGTTGTCCAGACATTTATCTGGAAAGCGTTCTGCTATAGCAGCGTTTAAGTGGTCTGTCTTAAATTGTTTACAGTTAGTGAACAGGCTAGGAGCAGTTAAATAGCCTCCATTGATGTCACCACTTGCAACAAGAGCGTTGAGTGCCGCCAAAAGCAAAGCAGATAAACCTTCAACTTTGCCGAGCCTGCTCTCTATCATGCGTAACAGTGGTCCTAAGTTTAAGCGAACAAAGTCCAACGCAAACTTTTGTAGTGGAAGTAACTTACCGCACTGTTCCAGAGTAGACTTGGCTGAAGCAAACTCCAGCATAACAGCAGCAAGCATATCGTAAGAGTTTCCGTACTTAGAACGTAAATCATCTAAGCCAAGTGTACCACTCTCAGCAAGAAATTCTTGTTCCAATCTATCAATCTTAGACATGCTATCACTTACATAAGTATCTAGCACTGACTGGTTGTTTGTGTCCAATGGATTGAACGTATCAAGGAACGGACGATTGTTGAGACTACTAACAGCAGCCTTTAAATTTGTGTTCTGTTGGCTTGCTATTGATTTGGTGTTATCAATATCAGAGAACTGAGCAACACTATCACGGGCACCTTCGAATTCAGGCTTACCTGAACTAGGCTTCTGGTTCTTTGAGCCCAGTGTCGGTGTGTTACCACTCTCAGTAACATGGTGACGGTATAAGGTGTAGAGTTCGCTGTAGTGGGGTCCGTTAGATACAAGTGTTACGTTACCAACTACATAAACGCCAGAGTCTGCCTGATTGAGAACTAAGTCAGTTCCAAGCATACGCATTGCTTTAAACTCAACTGTGGAAAACACAGGAATCGACACCTGCGTATCAATTTGCACACGAATAGCTTGATTGAACAAAGCTAACATGCGTTGGTTGCGGTATTTAGCTTCGTAATATTTCTTGTGTCCATTACTAGCACCAATATCACCCACACCAGAATCAAAATAAGCACTGCTGGACATGCGGGCATATTTAAAGCTCTCATGCTTTTCCTGATTGACTGCTACACCATCTTCCATTATTGGAGCAGTAATCTTGTCGTATGTGTCTAAATCGCCTGACATACGTGTCTGCACAGTAGCAGTGCCATAGTTGGCTAAGGCGTTTAGTAGTCCTGTTGGAGCCATCGGCTGATAAGCAACGGCTAAGAATGTTTTGCTGTCCGATGTACGTGACTCTCCGACTACACCGTCGAATATAGTGTACTCAGGTTCTTGTGTAGCTGCTTTCATCATATCGACATAGTGGAATGTTTTGTCCACATCCACGATAGCGGCCATAACACTTTCATCGTTTTTGTATGAGTAAGCGGCAATCTTTGCAGCAAACTGGGCACGGCTTACACCTACACCAATCCACTTCATCTTATCATCTGTTGATTCTTCGCTCTCAAACTTCAATCCTGCTTTAGAGCAAAGTTCACGCAAAGCATCTACGGATGTCCCATTGAATACCTCTGACTGTGCACCAAAAGAATATTTAGGCACAGACAGTAAGCAAGTACACTGGAAAATAACACCTGTTGAAGAAGGCTGTGTGTTCTTATTCAAAAACTCAAGCTCTACCTTCTTGTTGAAATCGCGCTTACCAAAGGACAGTGTTATTCTTGTGCCATCGGTAAGAGCGAGTTTTCCAGTGAGTATGTTCTTTGTGTCATTCAACGTGAGTACAGCAGCAGGAATAGGAAATCCAAACCCATAATAGATTCGCATACCAGCAAACAGGTTTTCTGCGTACGGTATCGGCTCGTCGTTGATCAGTATTGATACGGACAGTACGTCCTTTATTGCTGATTGATTTGTCATATGGTAATAGTTCCTACTACGCCACGTGAAGATCGTGTTGGATTCAATATCAATTTGACTGTAGCTGCATTAGGTATTTGAATCTTAGTTCCTTCGACAAAAGCAAAAGAGTCTCCAATGCCGTTATAAAACAAGATTACCCAATAAAGCTCGACACTACCTAAACGGTCATGTGCGAGAAGTTGAGGGTTACCACTATACTTAGCAGTAACCGTAAATGGCGATGAATCTGATATAGCAAGGATTCTATCGATAATATCGGTAGCAATAGGATCTTGCCCAAATTCATCAAACGCTAGAGCTGATCTTCTTGTCATATCAAAGCTTCCTTAAGAACCAAATCCACCTTTCAACCAAGCACGTATGTCATCTTTGGTAACAGCAAAATAACTACGCAACTCTACGTTAAGGTCTATTGTCATTGGATTACCAGTCTCATGCTCAGGCTGAGAAGACACAGCGGCGGTAACACTTGTTACAATGCACGGAGTCATCCGGAACCATTTACCGAGCTGACAAACTATCAATTGGTCTTCATTGATTGGAATATCAATGCCCATTTGACTTGCCACTTCAGCTATAGGCACAGGACCAGGAGGAACAAGTACACCAGCGGGTGATAAGTCAGGAGTAACAAACAACGATATGTCTTCCAATTTTTGAATAACTTCGTCCTTTGTGCTACGTAAAGCAATCAAGTGTATAGGAAGGCTTAACTCAAGATAAGCTGGGCCTTCCCACATTTGAGCGCTAAGCATCTTCATCTTAGATGATGCACCAGCAGCACCAGCAGCACGTTCAAGCATGGCGCCCTGTTGGCCAGCAACAGTTTCAGCTACAGACATAGTGGGAAACATAGGTCCCCACTGTGACTGCAATGTTATCTGAAAGTCAGCAGGAACATATCCCTGAAACGATAAGCTACCAGATTGGTTGTATATGTGGGTCTTATGAATGGCATCTACATGGATACCACTAGACTGTTGAGGACTAGCGGCAGGAACTGTAATACCTGATACATTACGTTTCAAATAGTTCATTACACTTGTCCCAGATTTAATAACTGAAGTACAGGGTCATCAATATGCAGAGGAACCGTAGCCAGTGTAGGCTTGGTACTAGCTGCAACTTGATTAGAGCGTTCCTGTGCTTTACCTTGATGTCCGTGAACAACTTTAGCAGTCGCTTTTGGTTTCGATTCTTTTGGTTTCGATCCCGCTGCAACAGCAGCTTCCAGACGAGAAGTAGCAGCGTCACGGTCTTCCTGCTCATATACATAAACAGGACTGCGTGGCACTATTATCTGGTCTGAGTCTTGCCCTTCGCGATACATCTTATCGAATTCAGCATCAGAGTAACGAGGACCTGAGCCATATTCAACTGTGCTGGAGGTTTCAGTAATCTTTTTCTTAGGAGGATTACTTGCTGTGTTTGGTATACCAGGATTAACTGTTGGTTTGGGAGCAGGAGAGTCGGAGTCACGGCTAAACTTGTTGAACATAGAGGAAAAGAATCCTCCACCTTCTTCAACTTCACGCTCGGTAGTATCTATCATCTTAGTGATGCGTTCGGTTGAATCAAGTTGACTATCTTGAATCTCCCTAGATACTTCTCCAAGTTCTTCCTGTTGATCTGCTCCAAACTTAAAGAAGTTTTCAATGGAGTTTTGTGTAGTGGTAGAATCATCTAACACATCAGCACCCACATCGTAAATCTTTTCAGCAGCTTTCTCACCAAGATCAGCAAGACCTAATTCTTCAGCAGCAAAATATCCTGCAACGCTACCAAGCAATCCACCTATAGCCGTACCGACCAGTGGAACTACACTTCCTATAGCTGCCCCAGCTGCGGCACCTGCCAATGCTCCAGATTGTTTTCCTGCAAATCTGCCTAATAAACCAGCAGTGCCTTTATCACGCTCTTCCTCTGTAGCGTATTCTTGTTCACGCTGGGCAACAACGTCTTGATACAAAAACACACTATCTAAGGCTGAACCAACAAGGCCACCAGCACGTACAGACTTTAAGCCGCCTAATTTTGAATCAACAGGTAGCTTAGTTTTAACATCAGGTGTTACCGTAGGCTTTATACCAGGAGCCGCTGCGTTGGGAGCAGAAACAGTATCAGGTACAGCAGGAGTACTGGGTGACATTACTTTAGCAGCAGCGTAGCCAGCTCCAGCTAGGCCTGCTGTAGCAAGCAATGTTCCTGTTGTTAGAAATGAAGAATCTTCCTCAACAGGTTCAGCTTTAGCTTTTTGTTGTGCCAGTTTACGTTCGCGGCTTTCAAGTCTGATTTGACCTAAACGCTTTTCATCGTAATCATCTTCGGATAATGCCTCTAGTCTCTCACGCTCAACACGGATTTCATCTTCTTCAGCAGCAATCTGTTCAGGACTTAAAGTGTTCCCGCCAAACGCACCGGATAAACCCCCCATACCATACTTAGTAAGAGCGCTATCAGCGATAAGAGCTCCTGTACCAGCGAGTAATGTGCCGCCTGCGATAGTAGCTAAGTTGTCACGTATGCCATTGTACACCCAACCAGCAGCACGTCCAAATTTACCGCCTGCTTTTGCTTTTGGTGCGTCAGAAGTATTGTCAGGAAAGTCTGCATCTATACGTGTAGGAAGATTGATTTCATCTACAACAGTCGGTAAATTCATACGACGAGAAGGTTTAGCATCTACGTCGGGACCAACTGTGCGTTTACGTTGTTTACCGTATTCGCGTACATCAGCATTAGTTTCTTTCTTAGGCTTACGGCGCTGCTCTGCTTCAGGCTCTACAGTGCGTTTACGTCTGCGGCTAGGAATATCGTCGTCAACATCAGGCATACGTCTTGACGAACGACGGCGTTTAGCATCAACATCAGTGTCACCTTTGCCCTTACCACGGCGGCGCTTCTTGCGTTTGCCAGGCATATCGAAGCCAATAAGATCATCGAGGAGTCCTAGTAAACCATCGCCCATGTCAGTTTGTTGGTTCAACAGGTTCTGCTGGTTTGCTTTGCTTTGGATAGCCATGTTGGCTTCTTTACGCAACGCATCTTTCCTACGTTGTTTCTCGGCTGCCTTGTACTGCTTGTCCAAAACATCGTACATGCTCTCAAGTAATTCAGTTTGTTTTTCTGATTGTGCATGTATAGCAAGTAATCCGCCTTCAAGCATATCCAAGTCGATGTCAACAATTTCCTTGTCATCATCTGATTTAGATACAGTAACATTTATCTCTGGAGGCAGACCAGCATCGACTTCAATAGCGGGTTTATACTCACCCTGACGCCGATTGATCATGTCTGTACCAGGAGTAACTACATCAACAAGTTCCTGCATATCATCATGTAGGAGTTCTGCTTGATCTAGCATAGCGCCGAAGAAATCGATAGAGTTATCCAACAAGTCATGGACATTACTATCGATTTGCGTGAGTTGGATTTCCATCAATCACCTCTCGGTCGTCGTTGCGCCTTCTTCATACGGGCAGCAGCAATTTTATCTTGTTTATCTTTCTGATAAGCGCTGTGCCAATACAACAATTTCTGCAAAGGTGTATCTTCACCTAGAGTGCAGTGCAATTTACCCATCAATGTGTACTGCATATTCATAACGCTGTCGCTTGATACAACAGGCAGCGAGTTGAACCCATCAAGCTCTTTTGTAACTGTAGGACTGTGACCGCAATCACCACATAAAAGTTTGTAGGATAACGAAACCGAATGCTTGTATTTATCACGCAACGCAAATGAGTATGCGTTTTCTTCTGCTATAGATTCACCTAGTGATTTGAACTGATCCAGTTTCTCTTGTACTGTCTTACCGTTTAACCACAACAGCAGATTGCGGAATTGAGAAAGCGAAGGCCATTCATTCAAATCTTCCATGTCGTCAAGGACTATAGCATCGTGCAATGTTGGAAGTGAATATGTGGTGCCTACATCGGTATAGTAAGATGACCAGTCAACACTGGGAATGATATAGCTGTACATATATGGATAGAGAAGTTGTGTGTTCTTCCTACCACAAGTGCGCCGTTCCAAGTTTTGGGCAGCTAGTTCCTGCTTTCCTAATTCAAACTTACCTAGAACTATATTGCGCGGGTCATCTATGTCAGAAATGACTTGAGCCAGACAGTCCCACGTAGAAGTTATTGGCGCATCGGTGTAGCTAAGCTTCCTGATATACGAGAATACGTAGCCAATCTCGTCCAGTGTTATGCTCAGTATATCACTGTCATCCAATCCAACACAAACATTACGAAGTAACAAGAACACATCACTTGGTCTGTGCATGTTCCTGATGGCTTCTATCATAGGCATATCTGCTAAACAAAGCTGCCTTATATAGAGGCTGGAAAAACGATAAAAGCGGTAACCCGTAGGTAAACCGCCTATAAAATGTACTGGTAGTGTCATCTGAAGAAAGAGTGCGCTGATACACTGTAAGTACGTGAGTCCGTCTGCGCCTTACATAAATCACAAGGAGGACACTGTAACTCATGCACTATACCGTGGGTGGTAGACACATAGAACTTAGAAGCATCATCTATCAATTCAACGGCATTTTCCAACCCACGCAACGTATTTATTCTGTCCGTAAGTGTGTGGCCATATTTTAATGGATTTAGGCAGCTGGCCATAGGCAGAAGTTTACGCAGTCGTGGTTGCTCTGCATACAGCTTTTTGTATTCTGGTATTGTGTCCACACGTGGAATAATGAAATCTTCCGTTTCTTGTTGTGTTTCATCTATATAGCGCAAGTTGGCTATGATAGTTGGAACATCAATTGACTTGCGATTGTTGTGGCCGCAGTCCTGCAAACTTCCACGATAGTGATTTTCGTAGTTGTTCTGCATGTGTGTGACAATGCGATTTATTTTACCAGGACTGAGATTGGTAAACATAAAGTTCTGTGGATCTATACGCATAGCAGATGCCAACATATCATCGTCAGGAACAGCTCCAGTGAAAGCAATTTGAAGATTTGTACCTGAACACGTCCACAGCCATTCAATAGGTGATTTTGGAAAAGTAAGAACACGGATAATTGATGCAAACGCATAGAAGTCGCCAGATGTCATAAGGTCGTTTAAACCACTGGCAGCCTGCACAGCTTTGACAAAAAGAGTTTCATCTTCAGTTTCTACGCTGGCACTGCACATCATCATTTCTTCTACACCAAATGCCCGGACAGTAATCTGGTCAGGCGTATTCGGGTACAATATTCCACGAGAAGCTAAATCAGTTTTATTCATAACATGGGTATTCATAACGATCTCCGTCGGCTCTTTGTTCTTATGTATTTACAGATGATCCCTGACCTACTCTAAGGATTTGAGCCGTACAAGCCATCTGAATATTCAATCTCACCCGGTTGTTTTCTTGGTTGAGTGCTAGAGTTGATATAGATATTGGCCACACATTGTAAACTGTAGACGTACCTATATCTTCGTTTTTGGTATTCATCAGAGTAACAGGTAAGTTTCTCCAATAAACAGCAGGAACATTGTATCCACCGGACAGTGGATTCTGGACAAGGTGCTTCCAAGTAAGGAAGTAATCCATAGCGCTTAACTTCTGGTCTTCGTAAACAGTAAGCTCGAAACTATCGATGCTAGATGTTCCTGGTAAAGACAGAGTTGTAGCTGCTATTTCCTTAGTGTTCTGGTTGAACTGAGCAAAGGGCAATCCAACTTCCTCACAATAAGATGTAGGAAGTGTTTTACCTGCTATGTCTGGAAACGCACGTAAGTACCATTTCCAAGCAAGCAACGGCTCACCAGCGCCACTATGCACCTGCCTCAACTTATTGATGTCGAGCAGTTCTTTTCCCATTAACCGACCGTCATATCAAATGTATCGAATAGGGTACGAGCGGCATTGGATTCTATTGTCGACCAGAAAGCATCAGGCAACTTCTTGTTATCTGGTTTACGAGAAGACATAACTTCATCGTACCAACTATCTACCATAGCAACAAAAGACGACTTAATGTTTTGTATTGCACGAAGTACATCTTGGTTACGGAAAGCAAGAGCAGCTAGCAGGCTGGAAGCATGTTTAGCATGTGTCTTTGACCGTTGGCCGATAGTAACAAGTTTCTCGCATAAGTCTTCTGGAACCTGAGCGGCTTTAAGATTCTGCTTGATAGTAGGCAACGACACGAAAAGAGTTCCTTGCCTCATTACAGTAGGTGACGCATGTGTTTTAATCATTGTCTTTCCTTATAATATCACGGACATCAGATGGTAAAGCTTGCCATCAATACGAGCAGAGCCAAATTCTACATCAACTGTTCTATCCAGTTTTTCAACAGCGCGTTCACTGTCGTCTTCCCACTTACCGTAAGCTAATGGCTGGAGCCCTTTCTTGTCTTGATATTGACGCAGTACAGGTTCAGCATCATAGTAATAGTAGACTTCCCCAGGAAGCATTTCTTGGGCGAACAAAAACTTAATCTTGTTCATACCAGGAACTTTGATTTTTTGCAGCTTAGCAGTAACCAATTTGTCTTCGCGTATTTGCGATTTGAACGGGCTAGTTCCTGTAGGAGCAGCCGCTTTTGGTTGAGCGTCAGGCTTGCTTACTTTAACGAGTGTGTCGAGTTGTTCAGGGCCAGGCAACACAGGTCTGCCATTTACCTTACCTTTATAAGGCTTTGACGCATCCAGTAGACGTTTAAGCACTTTAGGCTCAAACTTAAACTGTATAGATACATCACTTTCGTGGACAACTACAACTTTTGATTTAGTTGCCAGTACACCAAATCTGTCATTCTGATCGAAGTCAAGATCATACGCACGGTGGACGTTCTTGAACATCAGAGGCTTTTTACCTGTGTACTTGTACCACTTGTAATCTGCTTCTGTTTTCTTAGAGGCAGATAGAGATAACATCAGGAGCTTTATACTCATCCTTTACCTGCCTTTTGAATGTTTACAATGGTTTGAATACGGCGTACAAGGTTGTTGTACTCCATTTTAAGGCGCATGGCCTCTGCACGTTTCTTAGCGTGTTTCACAGGGTCACCGCGACGCAGATGAATACTATCCAGCCTAGAGATTATCTTGGCACGAATATTCTTCAAACGCTTACGGAGTTGCTGTAGCTGAGTACGTGTTAAGTGTTTGCGTCTTGGACCAAAACGGCGCTTACGAGGACCACGATAGATATAAGGCTTTGTCGTGTTTACGTCTGCATAAGAAACCGATACTGATATAAGCATAATACACTCCAGAAACAAAGAAGGGGCCGTAGCCCCTGTCTTTTATTATGCACCAGCAATAATACCAGCAGGGCGCGCCATTGGGTTTTGAACGCGGGTGTAGTCATCGAACGCGAACTCTACGTTACAAGGCAAAGCTGTAGCCATACCGTCGAACGTAAGGTCTTGTACTGCTTTAACCCAGAAGCCGTGAATTTCATATGACTCTTTGGTAGCACCTTTAGCATCAAAGATGTTTAAGGTTGCAGTAACGGCGTATTCAGATTTGAACAAGC